TATATTAAATAATGCGGATGTCGTATAAAAGTATTATGATAGGTTTCCAACCTATAGAAGATTGGGCAGTACAATCCATCCGCTCCAAATTAAATTATGAAGGAGTGATTAAATTATGAATCTATCAAGTGATACGGTTGCTGTACTTAAAAACTTTTCAGATATTAACCAGAACATTCTTGTTAAACCTGGAAACAAAGTACAAACAATCTCAACAATGAAAAATATTTTAGCAGAAGCTGAAATATCAGAAAAGTTTGAAAGCGAATTTGCTATCTATGACTTACCAGAATTTTTAAGAGCGGTTGAACTGTTTGAAAAACCAGAACTTAAATTTAATGGTGGTTCAAATGTACAAATTGCCGACAGCAATTCTAAACAAGCAATTAAGTATTTCTTTGCTGACAAGTCTGTTATTGTTTCGCCTACTAAAAACATTACAATGCCAGATAAAGAAGTTACTTTTACTTTAAAAAAAGACGCCTTTGCTAAATTACAAAAAGGTGTTACCACATTAAATCTACCAGATGTTGCCGTAAAAGGTGATGGTAAATCAATCAAGTTAGTAGCTACTGATAAAAAGAATAAATCTTCTAATGATTATTCTATGACAGTTGGTGAAACTGATAAAACATTTACAGCTTATTTTAAAGCAGAAAACTTTAAAATGGTAAGTGATGATTATGATGTGGCCATTTCAAAACAAAAAATAAGTCATTTTGTAAACAGAAATAAACCTATTCAATATTGGATCGCTTTAGAACCAGACTCGGAGTTTTAATATGTCCGAAGTCTATAAACTAGAAGACGGTACTGAATATAAATCAGACGACTATATCAAAGTAGAAACCAGAGAATATCATCAAACAACACATTATCTTAACAGACAAATTGCTGTTTCTGATATTATAGAGGAGTTTGGTGATCTACCTACCTTTGAAAAAGGTTTATACTTTGATTGGAGTAGCTACCATAGTGCTAGTGATGAAGATAAAGAACTAGCCGATAAAGTCCAAACATTTGTTGATGAACACGATTATGACCGTGAGGAAGATTGTTGGACAATGAATAAAGGTGGTTATGATGTTGATAGTGAAATTGTAAAAGAATTTACGATTGAATCCAAATAATGAATAAAGTGAGGTTTATATTATGTCAGACTTTTTATGGGTGGAAAAATACCGTCCAAAGAAGATAAGTGAGTGTATTCTTTCAGAACATTTAAAAGAAACATTTACACAGTTTTTAAAACAAAAAGAAATACCCAATCTACTATTATCTGGTACTGCTGGTACTGGTAAAACAACTGTAGCAAGAGCCTTATGTGAAGAACTTGGTGCTGATTATATCATCATTAACGGATCAGATGAAGGCCGTCAAATAGATACATTAAGAAATAAAATTAAAAACTTTGCTTCTACTGTATCTCTTACCGAAAAATCAAATCATAAAGTAGTAATTATAGACGAGGCAGATTATATGAACGCTGATTCGGTTCAACCTGCTTTAAGAAACTTTATTGAAACTTTTTACAATAATTGTAGATTTATATTTACTTGTAATTATGTCAATAAGATAATACCAGCCTTACATAGTCGTTGTACCGTTATTGATTTTAAGATAGTTAATGGTCAAAAAGTAAAGACAGCAACTGCCTTTATGAAACGATTAGAGGGTGTACTTAAAAGTGAGAATATAGAATTTGACAAAAAAGTGTTGTCAGAACTTATCCAAAAGTATTATCCAGACTTTAGAAGAACGATTAACGAACTTCAAAGATATTCAGTAAGAGGTAAGATTGATAGTGGTATTCTGTTTAGTTTATCAGAAGCCAATACCAAAGAATTGATAGTATCATTAAAAGATAAAAGATTTAATGATATGCGAAAGTGGGTTGTTCAAAACTTAGACAAAGAGGCTTCTTTTCTTTTTAGGACTATCTATGATGTACTCTATACATCACTAGACTCTAAATCTATACCTCAAGCAATATTAATTTTAGCTGGATATCAATATAAATCCGCTTTTGTTGCTGACCAGGAGATAAATATGGTCGCCTGCCTAACAGAAATAATGGCGAGTTGTAAATTTAAGTAAGAGAATAGAATGGCTAGAAAAACATTTTTTAGAAAACTAATAGTAAAATTAAGAATGTGGTACGCTGATATACGAGGTCATCACGGTAAACGTTGGGATTACGAACCAGGTGATTGGTATATGGGTAGACACAATAAAAATAAATGAAAGCCCCTTTAGCTCATCTGGTAGAGCAACTGATTTGTAATCAGTAGGTGGCCTGTTCAAGTCGGGCAAGGGGCACCATATATTATGTACGAATTAAAAGATTACTTAAACGCAATTAACTTCACAAAAGAAAACCTATTAGACACAGACGATTTAACGTGGGAAAAAAAGTATCCTCCTTTCATCATTAACAAGTGTTTATCAATGCATTATGACAGTATAGCAGCTGCCAATGAGATGAATGGCTATCATTTTTTAGATAAGAAAATACAGTTTCATTTTTTGATAAATAGTATTAGAAAAAAGAAGCGATTTGGTGGCAAATGGTTATCACAAGCCAAATTGAAAAATTTAGAGTATGTTAAGGAATATTATGGTTATAGTAATGAGAAAGCAAAACAAGCACTCAACATACTAAAAGACGAACAAATTGAATTTATAAAAGAGGCCTTGTTTAAAGGCGGGAGAACAAAGAGATGAGTGAAAAAGAGATACAATGGTCGCCTGCAAGTATGCTTGAGGTAACAATCAAACAACCAGACGACTTCCTTAAAGTTAGAGAAACATTGACTAGAATTGGTGTAGCGTCCCGAAAAGACAAAACACTTTATCAATCGTGTCACATATTACACAAACAAGGTAAATACTTTATAACACACTTTAAAGAACTATTTGCTTTAGATGGTAAGAAAGCCACATTGGTAGAAAATGATATACAAAGAAGAAATACAATAGCTATTCTTTTACAAGATTGGAATTTAATTGATATAGTAAAACCTACAGAAGCTGAAAACAAAGCTCCATTAAGTCAAATTAAAGTTTTACCTTTTAAAGAAAAAAAAGAATGGACGCTATCAGCTAAATATAACATAGGTAAGAAGATTGAATCAAAGGAAGTGAAAGATAGCGAAGATGCAGGTACCAAAATTTAAAGATTTTATAACTGAACAAGATATAGAACGTAAGGATAATCCAATTACGGTTGCGATTATTACGAAATCAAATCCTAATATCAAAAAACAAAAAGCTGGTGAAACACCTAAAAAAGAACGTACCATTTCTTTTATACAAAACGCTTGTGAAAAACGAGGTTTTAAATGTATTATCATTAATACAAAACACGCTATCATCACAGGTAAAGATGAAGAAAAAAATACACTTACAGTTTATAACTATGACGGTAAAGATAGTGAACATACCTTTGTAGGTAAAGATACTGTTTGTATTACAAGAGCAGGTTCAATAGAAGACGAAGCTGGATTATCATTAATATCAGCATTTCAAAACTCATCAGCGTTTATGTTAAACACAAGGTCGGCTATGTTGACTTGTGATAACAAATTAACAACAGCATTATTATTTGAGAAGTTTGGTATACCAACACCACGTACAGCGTTTGTTTCTAATGAAAAAAACTTAGATGATGCATTAGAATTAGTCGGTGGTAAATTTCCAGTTATATTAAAAACACTTACAGGTACACAAGGTATCGGAGTTGTTAAAGTTGAAAGTTATGAAAACCTTATATCTACTGTACAAGCATTGTGGAACCACGATGCTGAAGTATTATTACAAGAGTTTATGGAAGTACCTTTTGACATAAGAACTTTTGTGGTAGATAATAAGATATTTGCCTCAACAAAAAGAATACACTCCAAAGAAGATTTTAGATCCAATATTCATAGAGGTGGTACAGCAGAACCATACAAGTTAAATGAAGAAGAAATGGAAATTATTTTAAAAGCAAGTAGAGCTTCAAAGGCATATCTTGTAGGGGTTGACCATATTGTTTATAAAGGTAAACCTTACGTGTTAGAAGTAAATGGTAGTCCAGGTACAGGTGCTAACTATATGTCATATACGTATGAAGATTATTATTCAGATGCACAAGCTTCTAAATCAATCACAGGTGAAAAACTAGTAGATAACTTAATTAAATGGGTTTCAAAAAGAAGTCATTGGGATAGACAGGCCGCTAGTGAGTGTGGTTGGCTAGAAACAGTTGATGTAGATAAAGTTGGAAAAGTAAGAGCAAAGTTTGATACAGGTAATGGTTCAAAAGCTTGTGCTTTACACGCTGATGAAATTTTAGAAGAAAGTAAATCAACAATTAAATGGAAATATAATGGTAAAACTTTTTCTAAACCAAGGTACGGTACAAGTGAAGTTTATCGAGCAAATGCTGATGGTGAAGAACCGTCAGAAACAAGACCAACAGTTTTAATGGATTTAACCTTTAATGGGTTTACCTATAAAGATATAGAAGTAGGTTTAGATGCAAGACCAAGATCAGGCTCAGACTTATTAATTAATAGAGATTTAATGCGACAGATGAATGTAAGTGTCAACCCTAATAGAACTTTCGTATTAAGTAAAAGACTAAGACCAGTTGACAAAGAAAATAACATTGACAATTAAGTTAATTTATGTTATATTATAAACAATAAGGAGAAATATTATGTCAGACGTGAAAATACTAAGACTCACCACAGGTGAAGATGTGATCGCTAAAGTCACACACAATTTCGATATAGATACAATTACTTTAAAACAACCTTTTGTGATTATACCACATCAACAAGGTCCAGGTAAGCCTGTACAATTGATGATGACTTTGTATAGTCCATATTCAAAAGAAAATTCAGTAGATATAAAAAATACTAACGTCATTTCAATGGTGGATCCAAAAGATGAAATACTTACTTCGTATCAACAAAATACAAGTAGTATATTAACTGCACCAGGTTTAATTACAGAAACTAAATTACCTAAATTAGGACAATGAAAAAAATAAAAGTAACCTTTTATTATGATGATGGTAAAAAATCAGAAACGGTTGAAGCACCAGTACATCATAGTTTAATGGAGGCTTCAAAGTATTATTCTGAAAATAATTATATTCCAGGAATAGACGCCGATTGTGGTGGTAGTTGTGCTTGTTGTACTTGCCACGTAATAGTTGATGAAAGTTGGATTAAAAAGGTTGGTAAACCAAAACCTACAAGTGCTGAACAAGAACTTTTGGACTATGAACACAAAGCTACAGAAAATAGTAGATTAGCTTGTCAGATTGATCTAACAGAAAAACTAGACGGTTTAATTGTACGTATCCCTTAATATAAATTATTATATTATTGTAACATTTTATTATGAATTTCTATAAGTCAGTTATTGAGCATAAAGGTAAATTGCTTATTCGTGGTATACACGGAGGCAAAGATTACAAAGAGAAGATTGATTTTGGTCCTACTTTGTATGCCTTAACACAACAACAAACTGAATATAAAAATTTACAAGGTCAATACCTAAAACCAATCACATTTAAAAACATAGACGCTGCTCGTAAGTTTAGACGAGAAGTCGTTACTCAAAATTCACCTATTTACGGGTTAGAACGTTATCATTATCAATATATCGGTAAAGAATATCCAGAAGAAATACAATGGGAAAAAGAATATATCAAAATTTTTACACTTGATATAGAAACGGCCTGTGAAAGTGGTTTTCCAGATGTAGAAAATCCAATAGAAGAATTACTTTGTATTACTGTTAAAAATCAATCTAACAAACAAATTATTACTTGGGGTGTAGGTGATTATAAAACAGATAGAACTGATATAACTTATATTAAATGTAAAAATGAAAATCAGTTGTTGTTTGAATTTATGAAGTTTTGGATTAAAAACTATCCAGATGTTATTACTGGTTGGAATACAAAGTTTTTTGATTTACCTTACTTAATGAATAGAATTAAAATGATTGCTGGTGATAAGGTGGCCAACAAGATGTCGCCTTGGAACTTAATTCATAGGGAAGAAATAGTTGTAAGAGGTAGACCTCAAACAGTATATACTTTATATGGTATTACAAACTTAGATTACTTAGATTTATACAAATGGTTTATACCACAAAGACAAGAGAGTTATAAACTTGACTTTATCGGTGAGTTAGAACTTGGCCGTGGTAAAGATGAAATGCCTTATGATACATTTAAAGATTGGTATACTAAAGACTTTCAATCGTTTGTTGATTACAATATACAAGACGTAGAAATTGTTGATGGTTTAGAAGATAAACTAGGCCTAATTGACTTATCATTAACTGTTGCTTATGAAAGTAAAGTAAACTATGGTGATATATTTTCACAAGTTAGAGTATGGGATACTTTGATAGCAAATCATTTAATGAAGAAAAATATTTGTGTACCTCCAAGAGAAGAACATTTAAAAGAAACAAAATATGAAGGCGCTTATGTAAAAGAACCTCAACTTGGTCAACACAAATGGGTGGTGTCGTTTGATATTAACTCTCTATATCCACATATTATTATACAATATAATATTTCTCCAGAAAAGATTATAGGGGTTAAGTCATCTGGTGTTTCAGTAAACAAGATGTTAACTCAATCTACACCACTCACACATTTAAAAACTGAAGGCGCTTGTATAACACCAAACGGTGCTTTGTTTAAAACTGACAATCAAGGTTTTTTACCTGAGATGATGGAAACAATGTACAATGAACGAGTTAAGTTTAAGAAACGAATGTTAAAGGCAAAAGTATTATATGAAAGAACTAAAAATCCTGAACTTGTAAAAGAAATATCTCGTTGTCATAATATTCAATGGGCAAGAAAGATTGCCTTAAACTCGGCTTACGGTGCTGTAGGTAATCAATATTTTAGATATTATGATGTAAGACAGGCAAGTGCCATTACAACAGCAGGTCAATTTATTATTCGTTTTATTGAAGAAAAAGTAAATGAATATTTAAATCGTATATTAAAGACACACGATAAGATAGATTACATTGTGGCTTCTGATACAGATTCAATTTATGTTACACTTGATAAGTTAGTAGAAAAAACTTGTGAGGGTAAAGATAATGAACAAGTATGTAATTTCTTAAACAAAGTTGTAGATAGTAGAATTGAACCATTTTTAGAAAAGTGTTTTGGTGAATTAGCTGACTATACAAATGCTTTTAAAAATTGTATGGTAATGAAACGAGAAGTAATTGCCAACAAAGGTATTTGGGTTGCTAAAAAAAGATATATGTTAAATGTATTAGATGAAGAAGGCGTTAGACTAGCAGACCCTAAACTAAAGATTATGGGTATTGAAGCTGTGAAGTCATCAACACCACAAGTTTGTAGAGGTAAGATTAAAGAGGCCATAAAGATTATTATGTCTAAAGAACAATCTGATTTACATAATTTTATTTCTGAATTTAAAAAAGAGTTTTTTCAAATGTCGGCTGAACAAATATCTTTTCCTAGAAGTTGTAATAATTTAAGAAAATACAGACACGCTAGTGATGTGTTTATTAAAGGCACACCAATTCACGTGAAAGGTGCTTTGATTTACAATCATCAATTACAACAATTTAAATTACAAAACAAATATCCTTATATACAAGAGGGTGATAAAATTAAGTTTTTAAAACTAATAGAAGCTAATCCATTTAAGTTTGATGTTATAAGTTATATTACTAAACTACCTACTGAATTTAAATTACAAGAATATATTGATTATGAAACACAGTTTGAAAAAACATTTTTAGATCCTATGAGATTTATATTACAAGCAATTGGTTGGGAACACGAACAGAAAGCAAGTTTAGAGGCATTTTTTGGATGATGGATTTAATAATATTTTATTTAACTATTTTTTGGGCATTTAGATTTGGCCAAATACTAGCATTTAATCCTGTGATTAGAGTATGGCACCTATTCGCTTTTTACATACTAATTAAATTTGTAATGATGAGTTATGGATATAAGTAATATAAACAAACAATATAAGGTAATTTATGCTGACCCTCCGTGGTATTTTAAATCATATTCAGAAAAGGGAGAAGGAAGGAACGCCACTAAACATTATAAGTGCGCTGGCCTTTCTGACATTATTTCTCTACCTGTTAGCAACCTTGCTGAAGGCAATTCCACCCTTATAATGTGGGTGACCGATCCGTTTCTACAACAAGCATTTAAAGTTATAGAGGCGTGGGGTTTCACTTATAAGACAGTTGCTTTTACTTGGGTTAAACAAAACAAAAACAATAACGACTACTTTAAAGGTTTAGGTTATTGGACAAGAGCAAATCCAGAGATGGCGTTATTAGCCACCAAAGGTAAACCTCGTAGAATGTCTAGTAATGTAGATCAGTTAGTTGTATCGAATCGTAGAGAACACTCCAG